GTGGCCAAGCCGGAAGCGTAAAAGACTGGGGCCTTCGGGCCCCTTTCTCAATCTGAGGATCCAACATGAAAGCTCTATTTCTCGATATCCACGGCGTGCTGTGCTCGGCCAGGAGCGCCGCGGCATATGGCGGATACCCGGCCCCGGGCAACCCAGCTTCGTGGGACCGCTTCGACCAAACGGCTATCGATCTGCTGAAGTCGGCGGTGAAGCTGACCGGTGCCCGTATCGTGCTGGGCTCGACTTGGCGTGAGACGGCCTCAATCCCTGCGCTTGAGTACCGACTTGGCCTCAAGATCGTCGGCGTCACCAGGCCATCGACCGAGGAAGACTCCCGAGGCGCTAGGCTGCGCGACTGGCTGGCAGATCATGCCGAGGTCGAACGCTATGCAATACTGGATGATGATGAGGACTTCTATGCGGTCCAGAAAGACCGTCTGTGCCTCACCAGCAAGCGCAATGGCTTCCTACTCGGTCACTTCGACGAACTGATTGAAATGCTCGGCATGTCCGTCGAATAGGCGTAAAAAAGCACAGAGCTTTTAGGTCTGTGCTTAGTGCCTGGGGATTTTAGCGTACCCTTGTGGCTCAACGCTTGATGCAGATGGCCGGCACTGATCTCCGGCGTGGTGTCATGTCGATTTAAGAGGCTCTCGGCACCGTGACGCTCTCGTAGCGCATCAGCCTGCGCATTCATCTGCACCAGGCTGCTGACTCAGTATCGGTCGTGTTGGGCAACGGACTTAACCGCGCGTTCTCATACCTTCAAATCAGCAATCTGGTAAAGACGATCCGCATCTGCGGGCACTTGGCGTTGGTTGATAGGCCTCGGAATTTTTATCGTGGCTCCGAGTCCACGTGGCCCCGCTGTGCAGGAGCCTTGCAACAGGCCTGGAGTGCCGGATCAGATAACCGGCAGCGGCGACCAAACCGCGATACCTGTGAAGCGACTGTAGCGTCAGGCCGATATCAAATCAAGCGGGATAACTCGGACCAGTACGCTTGGGTCTTCAGCGAACGACCGTTCGACCGACATCTTGATGACCTGGGTGTCATCCTTCCACATGCAGCCGTTGAAGGCATCAAACCAGATCTTGGCGACGTTGTCCGGATCCGGCTTGATCGTCGGCGCGATGTGGCCAGCTAGCGCACCCGCAGTCTTTGCCTTGGTCCATGACGCACGAACAGGATGCCTGATCTCCATCTCGACACGCACCGGGCAACTGAAGATCGGCTTACCGCCCATGTCTGCATAAGCCTCAATGAATGTCCGACGCTTGATCTGCTTTGTGTTGTCGACCAGGACTTGACCACCGATACCGCGCAGCACTTCCTCTTGGATCAGCTGTTCGTACGCCAGGGTTTCATTGTCGGTGTAGACCTGTACGAACGAGCCTCGAGACATGAAGCGAGGGCGACCCTTGCCGCGGGGTTCGCCCTCCAGCACCACAACAACCATCTGGTCCAGAAGGTCTACGTTCGACCGTGGCAACAGATCTGTCATGAGCCCACCACCGGTCTTGAGTCATCGCCCGTCACCTGGAATGGCTTCACTTGCTGCTCTGCCGCATCCCAACCGTGGCAATAGAACCGCCAGCACTTGGCGATCATCGGAAGTCGGTACGAGTCGCCCATTCGGTACTGATGGAACGTCTCAATGGGCATGTCATTGCCTTCGGCGTGCTGCTGTTCGAACTGTTCACGGCGGTTCATGGCTTCGGCCCTCTGTAGATGAAAACGTATGCGAACCAGGCGCAGGCGATCACAGCATCACCCCCAGCGCGAACCACGCGATTACGCCGACGGTGACCAGCATGATCGCGGCAACGCGGGCGATGAGCTTTGGCATCGATGCGGTGGCTGCATCGCCAACAGGCTTGCGCTCGATGTGGCCAGCCATCAGCAGGGCGTCGCGCAGCTTGCGGTAAGGAACCATTGGTTTCTCGTTCATCGGTCAATCTCCAGAAAGTGAAAGGGCGCCTGGTGATGGGCGTCCTGTGATTGTAATGCAATTGCGCAATTGCGGCAACTACATCATGTCTTGATACCGTTCAAGCGCGCCACTTCATCAATACAGTAGTTTCACCCTTTTGCTTCCGAGTCGTCAGACCTACCCCAAGAGCCGTTTGAAACCCATCGCTCAGGAAGTACCACCGCTCCCGGCGCGGGCTGCTCGGCGTAGACGGTGCGCAAGCGAAACTCAGGACTACTACGCAATGACAGGTATTCGGCGTGCTCAACGTCCGACCATCCGCCGCCGCCTTCGCCCAGGAATTCAGCTTGGTAGATCGCCACCGGCGCGCCTTGGGGATGGGCGGCTACTGCGCGCTTCAATTCTGATACCTCGACAATCGTCCTCCAGATATCGAGGTAGTCCTCTGCGCAAAGTTGACATCCTCGAATCTCGAAATGTCTGTCGCGGATTGCATTAAGCATCTCTTGAGTAGGTTCGCCGGGATGCAAGGTCACATCGGAAGTAAGCGCGGATATAACGGCAGCCTTGAATGCGCGGCACTCTTGACCGTATGGGGCTGCGTATGGTGCATATCCCTTACGGCGCGCGTCAAAATCCCAATATGCCGCGTTCAGAAAATCATCCGTGAATGAGCTGGCCTGGGCGGAAGGCTCACCTTGCGATTTTGCGCAAGCTGGCGATTCGGCTGGCTCGGCGAGAAGGGCGCGCAAGGGCGCCACGCATTCGACATCCTGATCAGACCTATCACTTTCGCGCTGTAGCCAGGACAGAGCCTGCGCAAGCAGCGCACGCGGAACTAGCACGCCGTCAATCGCTGGTCGGTTGTTCATAGCTTAATCCTCTTCAATGCCGACTCACAGCGCTTGCATACGGGGAACACCGGTCGAGGTTGTGCTGCGATCCGATTGAATTTATCGACGTCCTCAGTTCCCCTCAAAGCATGGAGCCACTTGTGCTCAACTCCGCAATAAGGCGTGGACGACCCGGGTCTGAATAAGTGCGTTTTAGACATCGCTTCCGCCCTCTGCTGGCTTGAGTGCGGAAATAATCCGCTTATTCAATTCAAACGTCACGCTGCCAATGCCGTGACTCGGCAAATACAGAAGGGCATCACACAGCAACCCCTCCAGCAGATCGACGCGCTGTTGCAGTGCAGCCTCGCGAGCCATGGCGGCGTCGTAATCTTCAGATCCTACGTAGGGCCCATCTCCCATCACGCCGACTCCATCGAATCCATCAATTCCATAACGCTTAACTTCAGCCAAAATATCGTTATCTTTCATGATCTTAACTCCAGTTTTAGCCATCTATTCACCCCCAAAAAACCCTTGCAAGCCCTTGAGAGTATTAGGTTTTTCGTTTAGTGATTTATTTCGGAAGAGCCTTAACTTTTGGTGTTTTCTTCCAGAATTCCCACTTGAAACGTGGTTTTTGTGCTGATTTTCGTGCTGAAAGCAGTTCAAAAGTGAGTGATTCGATCATCTTACGCTGCTTGAAGATGGTCTTCTGGCGCTTTTCGAGCAGCTCATAGCTCTCTTCGGCGATGGCTTCGGCCTTCAGGATCTGTCGTCTCGATTGAACGCCAAGATCGCCCAAGTAATTTTTCGACTTTTCCAAAAGCTCCTGTGAGCTTGCTAGAGACGCTTGCAGGTCTTTTATTACCGCGTGTAGCGATATGATGGTTTGCGTTTGACTGGCGAGCTTTTGGGAGCATTCGTAGCGATCCTGCGATACCGTTTCAAGCTCATAGCTCAGATCTTCAGCCATTTTGTTCAGATCCATGACCTTGTCCCAGCTCGAGCGAGCTTCCACACAGGCGTTGCGCGTCAGAGTTTTCTGCTGCTCGTAAGCATCCGAGTAAACGCCGACCATCCGCGAGTAGTGATCGATCTCGACAGTACGCTCTCCAAGATCCTGGCGGAGCGCCTCCAGGTGATCCTCGAGAACAGTCTCAAATGCGCTGAGCGGAGCTGTCATTTTCTTCTGTGCTTTCAAATTCGAAAGATGCGAGTAAAGCAAGCGGCCAGTCATTTCTATTTTTGCGTTCATGGTCTTCTCCAGGTATTGCGGTTGGTCAGCGCTTGATTCCAAGCTTGGCGAGCATTTCGGCTCGGAGTTGTTCTGGCGTCTTCTGGTCCAGGCCCTGGTCCTTGATCCGTTGCTTCACAAGCCAGTCATTGGCCCGCTCAGATCGTTCGCGTTCGTCCTCGGCGCGCTCCTGGGTCAGCAACAGCTGCCCATCAACTAGTGGTTCCCCGCGCTGCACCTTGGCCGTCAGATCGGCATAGCGCTTGTTGAACCTGTTCTGCACTGTCTCAGCCTTGGGTGTCCCGGTGCGGATGCTGTACCAGTCAGTGAGACGGCCGGCTTCCTGGACAATCGGGTGCGAGAATTTCCAGATCGTTGGGTCAGTGCTGGCCTCGACAGCCTCACGCCATGCTGCGGTGACATCCGGGATGCCAAGGGTGTCAGTTCCCGCCAGGCAAAGATCCCGAAACTCTGGAGCTGATGGCGGCCACGCTGCCTGATCTCCCGTACGCCTAGCCAGAGCCTGCATGCCGTTCGCAATCTGCCGCCCCGTGACATCGCACAGAACTTTGCCCCACGTGCCGCTATCGGCCTGTCCGTAGGTGCTGGCCCACTTATGGCCGTATATCTCGGTCATCAGGACCCACAAGCGAGCCATTAACTTCTCGGATGCTGTCGAACTCCGGCCATTCTCGGTCGTCGATTGGCGCTGGGTCGTCGATGAGGTGGTGAGCGTTCGCTGCACGGACTTGATCAACGAGGCTAGGGCGGCTTTGCCCGTTTGTTCCGGTGTTGGTGGTTGTTGGTCTGACATGGGAAACCTCATCGTTCCAGCGTTCTTGATTCAGCCAGGTGGCTGCATGGGGGATAAAATTCATTTCTGCAAGGTTCCAGGCATGCGCGATGTGGCTTGCAACACTTTCCAAGATCGAGTCGAAGGTTTTCTGATCCTTGCACTTGGTGGCGAATTTCTTTTCAGCGCTCGCCTTCCCGACTTTCCTCGGATACAGCTTCCAGAAAATGGCAAATGAACCTTTCAAATCGAATTTGATGAAGAGCTCTTGATCTTCTCCTCTCCTCTCCGTATCCGACTCCTCTACGAGAGCTACGCGAGCACTCTGAGAGGACTCTTCGAATTTTTTATAGCAAGTTACTGTTTTTAAAGGAATTCCACTTTCTGATGTGGGGTATTTTCGAGTAGGTTTATCGATGCGCTGATGATGCCATCCTG